ATGATCACCTTTATAGCTGTCGCAGCTGTATGGATAGGCGTGGCCTATGCGGCTTGGGTGTGGACCAGAGAGTATCCAGATAGCGCCGTTGCCCTGGCTCGTGATGAGCTTTTCAAGCTCCGTGCTGAACTGTTCGAGCTTGCAGCCCAACGCGAAATCAGCTTCGAGAGTCGTGGCTATCAAGCAGCTCGACAGATGCTGAACGGACTCATTCGATATGCTCATGACATGAGCTTGACCCAGATGCTCGTGGTCACGTTCATGCGCAGGGGAAAGAAGGACCGGTTGCAGACCGTCTCTGACTGGGACAAGGCAATTGGCGAACTTTCGCCCGATAAAAAAGCGAAGGTTGAAGCGATCCTAAACAAGGCCTATGCCCGCATGTTCCACCTTATGGTTACGCGGTCGGTTGTCCTGAGTGGTCTCGTTGCTTCAGTTGTTGCGGCAGAGCGCGTTTTTGGTCTCGTACTTCAACTATGGCGGAAGACTGCAAAGGCGAGAGAAGCAAGGTCGAAGTTGGATGAATCCAGACCTGTTGAGGTCGTATATGCCGAAGTCATGACTTATCAGCGCAGGAGACGATTCACGGCTGTTGTGCGAAGCGAAGCTCGCCGGTACAGCTTTGGGGACGGCGAGCTAGTCGTAGCTTAGGTTACTTAGAGGCGCGTGGGGGTTGCACCACCGGCAAGCTATGGTCGTATCGATTGGTCATCTGCTGAGTCGAGTGGCCTGCAGCTTCCTGCCTATCTGCGCGGGTGCCGGCTGTATCTGTAATCCCCCGATGCTTCAGTCCGTGCAAGCTGAATCGATCTTCATTTTTAATGACGCCTTCTTTGATGGCGAGCAAGATCATTCGCTGCCAAGCGCTGTCGAGGGCCGACTTGCTCAGTGGAGTACCCGACTGATTTACCAATAGCCGGCGACGTTCCGCCTTCATGTGCACAGGTCTTCCATGAGCGTTCATGGCCGTTTGCCGATGGGCGGCCAGCCAAGCCCATGCCTGACGTAGGTCGTCATTCCAGGCGGTGACCGTGTCACGTGAGCCTTTGCGGCGGCTGCTCCTTATGCCTTCGGCTTCTGCGTGCGCATCAGTTAGATCTGTGACCTCAATGCCGCGCAGGCGCACGTTGTAGGCGAGCAACATCACCGCGTGGAGGTAGGGCGGTACGCTGCCACGCGTGTGGGCCTTGAGGCTGCCGCGTTCGCGCGCGAAGGTCAGCACGCTGGCGAATACATCGGATTCGGGCATGTTGTGCTCGCCGCGCTCCTTCGCCTGGCGGACACCTTTGGCAGGGTTGTGTTCGCACAGGCCCATGCGAATGCCCCAGCCGAAAGTGCGGCGCAGGTAGCGCAAGACATGGTTGGCTTTGCTCGGGCGCGGCTCGATTGCCGGCTGCAGTTTGGTTGCTGGCCGACCTCCCGCTAGGGTCTCGACCAGGCGCTGCATCGCCGGCACGTTGATGCGCGCAATCTGCATTTTGCCGAGCAGCGAACCATCCTTGAGCACATACGCAGTCGCTATCTCCGCGCACCAGCGGTAATCCCGCTGTGTGTCCCTGGACAGCTCTGCAAATTCCGTGGACGCCTGAAAGCGTTCCGTGAGGTAAGCCAATGTGCCCCGGACCTCATTGCCAGCGGCGGCTTCAGCAATGCCGTGGAGCTCAGAAAGCCGGATATCAGCGTGGGCGACCGTCCGCTTTCGCGGACGGCCCCCCTCGGGATGAGCCTCTAAGAGATACCAGCGGTTGTCTTCCCAATAGATGCCCCTTGGGAGTGCTGCCTGGTCAATATGCGCCGGAATATCTGGGTTGAACTTCCGTTTTCTACCGCGTCCCATCAGATCAGCTCCATGGTATTTGTCGTATCTCCCTCAGCGCTATGCAGGCCAAGCGCAGCGTTGAGTGCGTCCACGGTTGTCCAAATGCCGCCGCGACCGTCGTATCTGTAGCGAATGCCTTGATCGCGTGCCCAACGCACTACCGTCGATGCGCGTGGGGCAGGACCGGCCGGCGCGCAGAGGCGACGCAGGTCCTCGAACGTAATGACCGGACTGCTCACGCGCCGTTCCCCTCGATCCACTGCCGCCTGTGCCGCCATTGCTTGCGCATTTCCTCCACGAGCAAGTCAGCAGCCGCATAGCCGCGCTGGGCGGCTATGCGGAGCCTCAGTTCTCGCACCCTGACCGCGTCCACGTAGCCCTGCCTTAGCCAGTGGCGCGCCTCGCAAGCCCTGCGAAACCCTTCCATGTTTGCGCCATCGATCATCGCTGACGCGTGCCGGTGAAGCGCAGGCCGAGCTGCACGACGTTCTGTGCGCAGGGACGTGGCTGACGAGGGGGGCGAATGCGATGAGCACGCCGCCATTCGGTCATGGCCAACTCGAAGCTGGGATGCTTCTGCGTGCGCCCACACACGCACTCGATGAAATGCCCACCGCCCGCCTCGGGGCGGCGGGCGTCGAGCATGTGGCGAGCCAAGTGCCCGTTCGTGCATGGTGGCAAAGGACTATCGTGGTTGACCTGACGTTGCGTCATAGCCTCTCCTGGCGCAATGCGCGCTCGGCATGCCGCAGATGCTGCGCGGTGTCGGAGTCGATCCGGTCCAACGCCTGGGCGATGGTGTAGCCCATTTCGGCCAGCCAGTCGTGGCGATTCAGCACCAGAGCGGCGGTCAGCGCCTCCCCGGTGGACAAGGGGCCAGGCGCTCCCAAACGCGCTGCGGCGCGCGCAATCTCGATCGTGCGCTGCAGGTTCATGGCTGCGTCCTCCACGCGTCGCCGAGCTGGGCACGTGCTTCCTCGACACGCATGAGGCGCAAGCCCCAGCGTACCGACCAGGTGCGGGCCTGCTGCTCGTTGCAGGTCAGGATCAGCTGCCCGGAAGACTCCAGACGATCAGCGCGGAACGCGAACAACAGATCGTCCAACTCGATGAACTCCTGCAGGCCGAGCTTTTGACACAGAGCCTCGGCGTTGAGCGATTTGCAGCTGCCCTGCGGGCCGAGAAGAATGACCGACTCAGCCATGAGCAGCCTCCCGCCGCACAGCCATGCGGGTGCGGCGACGCAGGCGCTGCGGCACCTGTCCGACGGCCAGGCCGGTTTGTGTCAGGCGCGGACGGCGCGTCGTCCACAACTTGTAGACCAGCGCGCCACCGGCCGCCGGCGCCAGGACCACCACAAGCGCGAGCAACTCAACCATGCGCCACCTCCCGCGCGGCCTGCGCGACCGCAGCTGCAGCAGCTGCAGTCGGCCTGCGCGGCAGCATGTTGGCCAGGTCGAAGGGGAAGTCCAGGCCGTCCATGAACTCGGCCAACTCCGTGCTGATGCGGTCTTCCGCCGTGGTCCACAGGCGGGGGCCGTCGATTAACTTCCAGCCAGTACCAGTGCCGCGACGCCGCTCCCAGGACTGACGCACCTGGCGAAGCGGTCCCATGTTCAGGACGGCAGTGACCACGACTGCCCCATGTGTGACGTGCATGGTGATGGTCGCTGAGCAGTCGCCCATGCTGCGATCGTAGGCGACGCCGGCCGGCGTGCTAGCCTCCGCGTTAGGTCCGGTGCCCAAAGCCCGCGAACGTGCTGCCGCGGCTGGACGTGTTCCAGTTTGCTGTTGCATATCGACTCTCCAAGGTTGCGTTGGTGGAGGGCCTTGGGGCGGTGTTCGAGCACCGCCCGCCGGCCCGCTGGTGCGGGGTTAGATCAGGTCGACGCCAGATGGCGGATTGCTGGGATCAGGCTCGCGAAGGCGTTGTGCGCCATTGAGGACATCCAGCAGCTCGTGGCGGATGTACTCGGCCACCGCTGCTGGTCCGTCGTGATTGATGCCTGCTTCGATCGCGATATCGTTGGTCAGCGCGGCAAGCAATGCGGCCGCGTGGTACGCGCGCCAGAGGCGGTATTGCTCTTCTTCGCTGATCGAGAAATCAGCGTCTTCCGGCAGCTGTGCGTGTGGGCGAGCGGCGTCCATCAAGCCACCTCCAATGCGGGCATGCGCTCGATCACCCATTCTTGCAGGGCGGCGGCCTCGGCTTCCGGCATGACCACGTGCAACGAGCCGATGACCAGGCCAGTGCCGTCATCGACCGGGAATAGCTCGCAAACGTCTTCAATTGCGCTGCAGGCGAACATGACCGGTGCGCGATCATGCAGGCCATCTGCGTAAAGTTCGGCCAGCATGTCGGTCTTCCGGATCTGCAGGAGCAGGTAGACACCGGGAGCCACGCGTAGCGTTTTCTGCAGGTCGCGCCGGCTCACTGGCGCACCTCGGCCAAGTCGGCGTTGATGCTGGAAATGGCGACCTCAACGTCGGCCAAGGTCAGCGCCTCGGGCGCTTTGCCAATGGCCTGCAGCTTCGCCTGCAGGGCGAGCCAGGCGGTGTGGTTCCAGTCAAGGGTGTCAGCGATCAGGCCGAAGTAATGGGCGATCTGACGCGCGGCATTTGCCGGCGCTTCTTGAGCGTCGTAGGTCATGGTGCAGGCTCCGTTGTAATGGGAGTCCGGCACTTCGCTGCTAAACGAGGTGGCGGACGGTGCGCGGTTAGCAGACCGGTCAACGGAACCGGCAGGCCCGAAGGCCTCCGCACACCGCCCGCCATAGAACTGGCTGGCAAACGCCCGCGACTGCACAGCGAGCGAAAAAAAAGCGCCGTGCATCGATCGATGGGCGCTGGTGCGCCGTTGAGTCAGGCTGCTAAACCCGGTCGCCGATTGTGCGGCGACGCGGTAATAGTTGCTCCGCTCCTTGGCGGATGTCAATGAAAATTTCCTGAAATTTCCAACATGAGCGAGCGCGCTCATTTGGCGAACACCCAGCACTTCACGGTGGTACCAACGCCGGTCAGATCGTCTTTGAGGACGGCGCTGTTGACCGCCACGTTCGCGCCGATGAATTTGTGCCGACGGGAGTCACCGAGCAGCGCACGCAGCACCTTGAGGTCGGGCACCGACTGACTGAACTGCGCGGCCCGCGCAGCGAAGTGATTGAGATTGATCGCAATGCGCTGCCCGTCGCGGCTGTGATTGACGACGGCTTTGCCATGGCCGGTGGCTTCGAGATATTCGTAGACCTCCCAGAACTCGTTGACCATCGCGTGGTCGGCGCTGATCGCCTTCTGCCGCTCCAGCGCCATGTCCAGCAGCGCGAGCCGTGTCTGCTCGACAATGTCGTCAGGGATGGTGATGACCAAGCGTAGGCAGTCGAACAGCGCCAGCATCTGGGCGTGGTTCTTGATGACGCGTTCCAGGCGCAGATCCTGCTGCGCACGTAGCTTGGCCTCGAAGACCTTCACGCGCTCGGCGAACAGATCGAGGATCGCGCGCTCCTGACGAATGGCACGCACGAGGAAGTGGCTGACTTCTTCGACCTGTAGCGCGTTGAGGTTGTCGGCCGCGATGCGGCTCTCGGTGGTGACCTGCGGGCGTTTGAAGTGCAGCTTCACGATGCGCGTGAGGATCGCTTCGCTGGCATCCACAGCCGCGTTTTGGGTGATCACAATCGTGCCGCGAAACGGCGGCTCGTAAGTCTCGTTGCCGCCATTGCGCACGCCGCGTGTTGCCAGCGTGCCGCCGCCGAAGAAGTCCTTCAGCTCATCCCACTCGAAGGTCTTGGAATGCGCCTTGTCTGGCTCGCTGCGGTCGGCTTCCAACAGGACGACGGGCATGCCAGAAACCTGGCCCATGGCGCGTGCACGGCCGGCCTTGGACGACTTGGCTGGGTCGAAGCCCTCGTAGTCCGAGCGGCCCAGCAGCTTCCACAGGAACGTCAGCAGCGTGGTCTTGCCGGCGCCCGCTTCACCGGTGGCTTCGAGGAATGGGAAGCTCTTGTGGCCGGCGCGGATCTGCTCGGCGAACAACGAGCCAAACCAGAACGTCATGGCGACCATGCCGTGGGTGCCAAAGCACTGCCACAGCCACGGCAGCCAATCTACGCGGAACGCGTCGGCGTCGCGCTGGATCTCCAATCGGATGGACTTCTGTGTCGTCTTCAAGCGCAGCTTGTCGAACTCGAAGTAGTCCTCTTCGTTGGCCGTCACCAGCTCGCCGTCGCGCACGGCCATATCGCCGAGCAGGTAGGCGCGGTGTTCCTTGCTGTAGCCAACGAAGTCGATGGCGTCGACCGTCTTGATCGCCTCGGTCTGCTCTTCGATTAGACGGTCCAGCTGGTGGCCGGTACCGGTGAACATGGCGCCGGCGGCCAGGGAGATCAGTCGCTTCTTGAACTCGGACGCGCTGGCGACATGACCACCGGTAAAGGTGCCTTTTACGCTGGGACCGTCGTGCGGAAAATCGACGCGGAAGTAGTACCAGCTTTCGTCGGTGACCTCTTGGCGCTGAAAATACAGGGCTTCCGGGTAGCAGTTGGCAATCTTATGCACGGAACAGGCGGCGCGCTTGATCTTCTTCAGATCCTCGGCCGCAACCTCGTCGCCGTCGTCGGCATCGATGTCGCCCAGCTTCTCCTTGCGCAGCTTGTCGAAGCGTTGCGTATCGAAATCGAACCAGTACAGGCGAGAGCGGTAGTCCAACCAGAAGTCGTTGCGGCCGTCGTGTTCGAACATCAGCAGGCCTTTGTCCACAGCCGAGCGAGCCACAAGCAGGTCGCCCTGGTAGCGGGCTTCGTTGACGTCGTTGTCCCATTGCTTGGGATCATCGGACGCGATAGCGCGCAGATGCAGGTCGTTCCAGTCGGTCTTCTTGCCGTCGCGCTGGACGATCTGCGCGGCCTGTGAGTCGAAGCCCAGTGCCGCTGCACGCTTGATGTGTTTGTGCGTATACGCACGGGCCCCTGGCTCGTTGTCCAGCGCCCACACGAGCGTTGGAAGATCGGCCATGCGCGCCTTGGCCAGCTCGCGTAACGATTCTTCCGGAAACGCGTTGGAAGACATGGCCGACACCGCGCACATGCTGTGCTGCAGGAGCGCGATCGCATCAAAGATCCCCTCAACGATCCACACTTCGCGCGCCGTCTGCATGGCCGTCAGCGCGGCAGGCGCGGCCCACCACACGCCCGCATAGCTCTGGCCTGGCGCAAAGCGCGCCTTCTGCTTGCCGAAGCGATGCGGGCGATCGATCAGGCGTTCCCACCAGCCGCCCTTGACCAGCGGGAAACGTACCGTCGCGGTGCCCGCGCTGATCTTGCGATCGTAATGGCTGTCCTGGGCGTAGAGACCTTTCAGCGGAGCGAGGTCAAAGCCACGGGAGAACTGCAGGTAGGCATCCGCCGCAGCATTGGGAGCCGCAGGCGTTGGCTGGAAGCGCTTGGACCAGTCGTCGAACAGATCGTCGTACAGATCCTTGACGTGCAGTTCGCGACCGCATTTGGACTGACGACCGCACTTCACCACCCACGGCTTGAGATGGTTGGTGTACAGCTCTTTCTTGCTGCACGACGGGCATTTACCGCCGCGCATGTACTCGGTACCGCTCCGGTGCTTGAGTCCGTAATCCCGCTCTAGTCGAGACAACACCTGTTGCCGCAGATCCTCTTGCATCGAACTTCCTTAGACGCCGAGCCAGCGCCGAGGCGCGTGCGGAGAGGGGGCGTTGTCGATCACGACATAAGCGCCGCCGGCACGGCGGTGCGCATCAACGGCGGCAGCGAGCAGGCGTGCCTCTTCGTGCTTGGCGTGCGGCGCGATGCGCTGCGGCACATTGCTGGCCGCATCAACGAATCGCGGCTCCTGTGCGGTGAACCAGCTGTTGGCATGTCTCACGAGCCGACCTCGTTGTTTGTGTGTTGGAAATCGAACAAAGCGGCGGCGGCATCGGTCAGCACGACCAGGCGCTCATCGATGGCGTCAGAGGTGGCAAGTCCATCGCGCATGAGCGCGGCAACTACAACCGCGCCGAAGCGCTGATCCGTCTCAGGCGCGGCAGTGCGGCCGATGTAGCCGTGCTCGGTCTTCACCAATCCGTCGTGGATGCGCGCAACTTCCAGACAAAGCTTCGCCGTGGGCGGCAGTGCCGCCCAATCAATGGTCTTTCGCATTTGGGTTACCTCAGAGGTGAGGGAAGAACGGCTCGCCGCCCATGGGGATCAAGTCCAGCTGGCGGTCACCCAGCGACTCGCGGTAGGCCTGCAACGCTTGGGCGCGCTGATAGGCAGGTGTTGGTGGAAGTTCGCTGTGTGCGGTGGGTACGCCGCTGGGGCTGGCAATTCCCGTCAACTCCGAATGGCCCGTGTAGGTCGCGCCACACATCGGGTTTTCACAGATATACGAGTCGTGCCGCAGGAACTTATGTGCAAGGACGCTGGTGCGTTTGATGAGCCTTGCACTGCATGCCTCGCAGCGAAAAACGATCTTTTTCCGACCGAACATGCTCACCCCCTTGAGCTCTTGGCGGTTGGGATTTCTGTGGCACTATTGGGTGGTGCCTTGAGGCCCAGGGCGATCGCCGCCTTGTGGGACTCGCCGTATTTGCCTTGAGAACGGCCACGGAGCAGGTCATGCACGACTGACCGATCCACGCCGTTCTGCCTGGCAAATGCCGAGACCGTGATGCCATTTGCTTCAAGCCACTGTCGCGCCTGTTCCGGGCTGCGAGGCGTGAACTGCTGCATCTGACTCTTAGGGGGCATGTGGCGGTTCCGTCTACTTTTGGGAATTTTGTGGACTTAACTCAACATTGTCAAGTAAGGGAATGCCTGTATGACTGTAGGGAAACGCCTTAAGGAAGAGCGCAAGCGCCTTGGTCTTACGCAAGAGGAGATGGCCGTGCAACTCGGCCTCACGCGCTACGCGCAACTGAATTTCGAGAAGGACATCAACCTGCCCGGCGGAGCGTATCTGCTGGCCGCGCTAGACCGTGGTGTCGATGTCATGTACGTGCTGTCTGGACATCCGGCCCAGTTGGATCCCGCCGACAGGCTTCTGCTGTCTGCGTTCAAAGATGCGTCACCGGATGCGCGCAACGCTGTGCTTGCTGCATTGGGTTTGTTGGCAGATGCCTCGTCTTCTAAGACCGGAAGCGGCCCGGTCGTGTCGTTCAACAACAGCGAAATTGGTTCTGTGATTTCAACCAGTGCACCAATCGACCAGAGACACATGCAAATCAACATGGGCGGCGGCAAAAAAAAGAAGTCGTGATCCACGTCCAGATAGGACAACTGGTCCTCGCAAAAGAGTGCGTTATCGGCAATCGGGCCCTGACGTTGAGGAATGAACGTCACAAAGCAAAGCATCGACGCAAAAAACCGCCGGTGTTGGCCGGCGGTTTCTCAGGTCATCGCGCTTGGCTCCGTGCTAGCGATCACCGCTTTCCTAACGGTGTAAGTACGTGCGCTGAATCCTGGTGAGACGCTATTGGTGCGTCGAGTCAGGGCTCAGGCAGGTTGTTTGGAACTTCTCCCTTGCCCCTGTCAAACTTGTAGGATTGCAATTGCCAATCACCCAGACCAGACGGAATGTCTTGGAGTCCCCAGACATAGATCCACGTTTCGTATCCCCCATTCGGATATGTCTGTGTGACTTCGAAGGTCTCTCCTGGCAGACCTGTGGCGGGGAGTGGAACTGGAGGTCCGCCTGGTCCTTGAGATGCCGTCGCCATCGACGAAGAACCCGCTGGTCCGGTTCGCTTGACCGTAACTACGCCGCCTTTAAGAAGCGGCTGATATTCGGGCGAGTGTTTGGTGATCCAGTCACGGATCGCACCAACTTCAGGTGCACTGGCACTGTAGACCTTTTGAGTGGTCAGCAGTGTTGTGACTTTGGCCTCCTTGGCATTGGCTGGGCCCACGCCGGCCGAAGCCAGCAGAGCCGTAGTCAGAGCCAAGCTTAGAACTCCTAATTTCATAAGTGCATCTCCTTGTGCAGCCCCTGTTGTTCCTGGATATCACAACGGTGCTCGCTGTCCAAGCAGATAGCGTAATTTCGCCAAAATTTATGAACTAGATTCCAGTTGCAGAGAGGTCGAGAAGCCACCTGATCCATTCAATGTGTGCGTGACTCTGGCGATCAGCCAGCTTATTCCGCTGATTTCAGGCTTGAGGCCGTCTAGGAAAATTTTCTGTTCCGCAGATAGATCGGCGCGCCCCAATGCCAGCGTGTAATCGATCCTTGCCATTCCGCGTTTCACCCGCTCCAACTCTGCGTGTGCATGCTGGCGTGCCGTTTCCTCATCGGCATACGACTCCTGCAGGCGCTTGGCGTTGTCGTCAGTACCAACCAGCACCGATTGCCGCTGCGCCTTGCCCTTGTCCACCCAGTACGCACGTACGCCGGTGTAGGCATCGCGGTCGGCCACCGAGTAGCGGTGCTGGTCTCCATCGCGCCGCGTCAGGGTAGCAGTCGGCAGTGGTTTGCCAGTCGCCGTATTGCCGGCGCCGATCGGCGCAAACACCAACGCGCCTGCCTTCACGGTTGCTACTGCATTGAAGCGCTGGCCCAAGCGGGTGAGCAGATTCATGTCGCTTTCGTTGGCTTGGTCTAAGTGCGGCAGCTTGACCTTCGCCAATTCTTCAGCCACGCGTGGCGTCAGGCCATGTTCGCCGGCCAGCGTATTGAGCACTGCGCCCAGCGTGGTGTTGTGCCAGCTGCGTTCGCGGCGTGCGCGCATGTCGGCGGTGAGATCTGCACTACGCGCACGTACGGTGATGATGTCCGGCGCGCCGCTGTACTCCACCTCGTCCACGATGAAGGTGCCTTTGTCGACCAGGCCGGTGGCTTTCCAGCCCAGCGCCACGGCCAGGCGTACGCCGCGTTTTGGCAGCGCCATCTTGCCGTCGTGGTCGTGGATACTCAGGTCCAGTTGGTCTGCGTCACCACCTCTGCATTCGGTCAGGGTGAGATCGCGCAGGCGCGGCGCGATGCGCTCGGTGAGATCGGTTCCATCGAGCACAACGCGCCACTGTGGAATCGGGTAGCTCATGCGGCGGTCGCCTCTGGGGTGATGTCGTCTGCGCGGCGCAGGCTCAGTTGGAACTCGATCCGTCGCGGTGTGCCGTCCTCGAAGAATAGCGAGGCGGTCTCGTTGATCGACAGCAGCAGATACGGCCCGTAGACCACGCCTGCGCCGTCGACCAGCGGTAGCGGCTCACCATCTCCAGCAAGTTCGCGCAGTGTGTCCAGGGACGCGCGGGTACCGATGAGTTCGGGAGCAATCAGACCAGACAGGTCGATGCTGTCATCGCCTGGTCCGAGGAACTGGCTGGCCGGCCGCGCGCCTACGCGCTCGCTGGTGGCGTGGCGCCAACTCATCTGCCGCTGCAGCTGCAGGAATGCGGCGCTGTCCAGGGAAAACACGAACGTGCCGTAAGACATCATCATCGGGGCGGATCCTCAGTCGTCGCGTAGGCTGGAGCGGCGGGTGGCCATCGTTCGCCGTTCGCGGTCTTCGATCTGGCGGGCGACTTCGCGCGCCAGTGCGTTGGCGTCCATGCCAGGTGCGGCATGGACGTGGATGACGTAGCTGTTGCCGCCTGCAGGCGCGCTGGCCGCGCGCACAGGGGCCGACAGCGGCGCCCGGCTATCGATCGCCGCGACAGGCGCTGTGGCCGTTGCCAGGGCCAGGCCGGCGCCAATGGCACGCATCCGGTTGCCGAGCGCCGCCACCGCCTGCACAGGCGCGCCCTGGCCGCGCTGCAGGCCCACGGTGAGGCCTTGCATGGTGAAGTCGCCCAGCTGGGCGAACACGCGCGAGGGGCTGTGAATGCCCAGCAGGCCCTTGAAGCGATCGACCACACCGCTGCCGACGCTGGCGATCGCATCGCCGGCCGCACCGAGCTTGGAGCGGATGCCCTGAACCAGGCCGCTGATCATATCCGCGCCGGCCTGCAGCATTCGGGCCGGCCAGTTGGCCAGCTGCAGGTTGATGCCGGCCCACAGCTGCAGCAGCCCTTGGCGGATTCGATCGCCGTTGCCGGTGAACACGCCCACGATGAGCGACCACGTGCCCTGGACGGTTTGCCACACGCCGCCGAGGATCTGCTTGATCATCGGCAGCACGACCACGAACGCCTGCACCAGCCAGCCGATCGCCTTGACTGCCAACTGAAGCTGGGTGACCAGCACCGCGCCCAGGATCTGCCCAAAGCCGCGACCGGCATCAGTTGCGCCGTGCAACTGCGCGGTAGTAGCCTCAAACGGCGTCAGCAGCTGCTTCACCCACGCCCAAGCCTGGCCCATCGCCGCAGCCACGGTGTCCCACACGGGCCCAAGCGGCGCGAGTGCGGCCTGCAGTTCGGCCAGCACCGGCGCGGCGACATCGACGATGCCCTGCCACACGCCGATGGCGAAGGCCTTGATCGGCCCCCAGTACTTCCACACCAGCAGCGCGACCGCCGCAACGGCCGCACCGATCGCCAGCACCGGCAGGCTGACGCCGCCGAGCAGCGGTAGCAGCAGGCGCGCGCCATTGGCGAGCACGGGCAGCACGCGGCCGCCGAAGGCCAGCCCCTGCCGCAGCAGCGCACCGAAGCCGCCACCGCCCGACAGCAGCGCCACGGCACCGTGGATCTGCGAAAACGCCATCGTAGCCACGCCGCCGGCCACTAGCAGACCGCCCAGGATGGTCAGCAACGCAGCGCCGCCGATGACGACCTTGGCGATCGCACCCACCAGCGCAGGATTGGCGCGGATCCACGTTGTGACCTGGCCGACCACGGCAGCGGTGCGCTCGGTCAGTTGCTTGAACTGCGGCAGCAGGGTCTGGCCGATCGATTGCGACACCACCACAGCGGTGTTCTTCAGCAGCTGCAGCGAGTTGGCCGAGGTGGCCACTCGCGATGCGTACTCAGCCGACATCGAGCCGCCGTAGCGCTGCGCATCGGCGACCTTGGCAAAGTTGCCCTGCAGCAGCTCCAGATTGGTCAGCAGCGGCGCGATCGCACCGATCGACTCGCGGCCGAATAGCTGCGTCATGGTCGCGGCCTGCTCGGCCTTGGGCAGTGCGCGCAGCTTCTGGAGCACTGACATGATTGCCCCGCCGGCATCCTTCTGCATGACCTGGGCCATGGCCGTGGCCTTGATGCCCAGCTTGTCGAAGGCTTCGCGCTGGCTCTTGGTGGCCGACTCGCCCGATGCCAGGGTGAGCAGCATGTTCTTGATGCCGGTGGCCGAGACTTCCGACTCGATGCCCATGCCGGCGACGGTGGCGCCCAGCGCGGCCAGTGGCCCGCTCTGCAGGCCGGCGACTTCGCCCAGGGCGCCAATGCGGTTCACCACCGCGCTGATCTTGTTGACGCTGGCCGGTCCGGTGTTGCCGAGGTAGTTGATCTTGTCGGCCAACACGACGACCTCGTCCTGGCCCATCCGGAAAGCGGTGCGCCAGGTGGCCATGGTCTGGCCGGCTTCCTCGGCGCTGCTGTCGAAGGCCACGCCCATCTTGGCCGCGTCCTCGGCGAAGCGCACCAGCTCCTGACGCGGGATAGCGGCCTGGCCGGCAGCGGCGACGATCTTGGCGATATCGGCCGGCAGCATCGGCAGGCGCATCGAGAGGTTCTCGACATCGCGCCCCATCTGCGCGAACTGCTGCGGCGTTTTAAAGTCCACGACCTTGCGCACATCGGCCATGGCCGACTCAAACTCCATCGCATCGCTGATCGGCAGCACGGAGGCGCGCAAGGCACGCTGGCCGGCGAACGCCAAGCCGGCTCCGTAGGCGCTCGCCTGCAGGCCAGCGTTCTGGATGCGGGCGCTACGACGCTGTGCAGCGTCGATCGCCACCAGGCGCTGCTGCTGGGCGCGCATCGCGGTGTTGGTGCTCTCGATCTCGCCGCGCAGGCGGCGCTCATGCGTGACCAGCTCGCGTGTGCTGATTCCGGCCGTTTCCAAGCGACCACGCAGGCGCTGCAGGCCGGCCTCCTGCGCACCGTGCGCGGTCTTGAGTTCGCGTGCGGTGCGCACGGCGCGCTCGAACTCGGCATTCATGGCAGCGGTGGGCGTGCCAGTGGCCTTGATCTGTTGGGCAAGCGTGCGCACCGATTGCCGCTGCGCATCGAGCGCAACCTTGGCACGTTGTGCCATCGCCACCTGTTCGCGGTAGGCGCCGATGTCGCGGTGCTGGCTGTTGAGTTGGCGCAGCGCATCGCGCTGGTTGCGCAGTGCGGTGGCAACGCCACGGCTGCCACTGAGTACGCGTTTGAACGGGCCGGTGGCGCGATCGACGGCGGCCAGGATGACCTGCAGGCGCAGATTGTCAGAGGCCGCCATTTAGGCGGCCTGGTGCGTTGGGTGGGGCATCATTCGGCTCCGCTTCGCAGGCGGGCACGCTCGCGCCACGCCGTGAGTTCGTGCAGCGACCAGCCGTCCATTTCAGACGGTGGCCAGTGGAAGATGGCCGCGATGTCGGCCATCGCATCCTCTACGCAGTCGGGAAGTCCGCTTCCCTCTGCGCCTTCGGCAAGAAAAAAACCTGCACCTCCTGGCCTACCGCCAGCAGGTCGGCCGGATCCATCGCATTGACGTCGGCGGTGGTCAGGGTGGGCGAGGAAATGCGCGGCAGCAGTGTTGCCAGCGCGGTCACATCCAGCTGCAGCACGTCGGTCAGTTTGAGGCCGCGCAGCTCACCCGCACCAGGCTTGCGCACCTTGAGGTCAGTGATGGTCTGCTCGCCGCGCGTGATCGGCTGGTCGAGGGAAATGGCTGGGGAAAAGGTCGGGGTCATCGGTAGGTCTCAGGGCTGAGGCCTGGCGGTGCCAGGCCTGAAGGGTCAGGCGCCGATGGCGCGGCGGTGAGCGGCAAGCAGATCCACGCCGTTGACGATCTCGATCATGTTCATCAGATCGATCTCGATCACGGGCACGCCGTTGATGCTGAGCTTGTAGTAGCTGGCCGATGTCTTGACGGAAAATTCGGTGTCATCGCCGGACTTGGCGTTACCTGGATCAAGCTCTTTGTGACGGCCGCGCACGACCATTTCCACCGCATCGACTTCGCCGCTGTCATCGCGTTGATAGGAGCCGGCAAAGCGCAGCTGCACGGCGTTGTGCGTGGTGGCGCCGTACTGATTGAGCACGCTGCGCATCAGGCCGCCGCACTTCCATTCGAGCTCGATCTTCTCCTGCCCGAAGTCGATATCGACCGGGCCATTCATGCCGCCGCCGCGATATTCCTCCATCTTGCGGGACAGCGTGGGTAGCTTCACTTCGACCACTTGGCCGAGATAGCTCTCACCGTCGTTAAACAGGTTGAGGGCCTTGAGTTTCTTGGGCAACGCCATGGGGTTCTCCGGGAATCAGATCGGGTGCGTTACGCGTTGACGCGTTCGGCGAAGTCGGCCAGGTAGCTGGTGGTGATCTTCTGGTACAGCTGCAGGTTCTCCAGCGGCGGCACCGGGGTGTAGTCGTAGTCGATGCGTAGCGCGCCATCGGCGAGCGTGGTGGCGCTGTTGACGGTGCCGTCGTACCAGGCGTTGGCATCGATCAAATAGCCCGACGCCTTCAGGTCGCGGAACTTGGCGTTGATCGTTTCCAGCAGGTCTTTGACCAGCGAGGGGTGCATCGGCTTGTCGATGTAGAACGCCACGCCCTCGGCGATGGTGTCCGCCAGGATCTGCGCGGTGCGCGTGGCCGTCTCGAACGCGAACATCGTGTCTTCCGCGCACGTGCGCGATCCCCAGAAGCGTTGGCCGTTGAAGGTCACCAGCGTGGTGATGTCGCCCTCGTTGAGCACACCGGCATCGGTCGCCGGATCCTGCAGATCCCAGTGCACGTCCTTGGAGATGCCGGTGACGCCCGCCACCGGCACGTTGGACAGGCTCTTGTGCCAGCCGTGCTCGGTGTCGATCTTGGCGCGCAGGCCGAGCGCACGTGCGGTGGCATACGCCGCCTTCGTGGTGCTGGTGGCGGTATCGAAGGCCAGGAAGTCCGGCCAGATCATCATCAGTTCGCGATCGCCGAACTGCCCACGGTAGGTAATGGCATCGGCCACGTTATCGGCGACGGGGCGCACATATGCCATGGCGCGCAGCTTTTTGGCGATGGTCGCCAGCGCCTTTGCCACCTCCAGTGTGTCCAACCCCGGCGCGCCCAGGATGCGCGGGCGCACGCCAAGCTGTGCCTTTGCGGCGAGCAAGGCATACAGACCGGTGTAGCCGCTGGACTTGGCCTCGCCAATGACGTTGCTGGTGGTCTTGGCCGCATCCGCGTCGTCTGCCACACGCACGACGATGGTGACCGGGTTGGTCTGGTCGGCGATGCCCCGCAGCGTGGCGCGCAAGGTGCCCTGGATGCCAGCGCTGGCGATCGCACCCAGCACATCGGTGATCAGCACCGCCTTGTTCAGCGGAAAGACCTTCTCATCCGCATCGGAAGCCGTAGCGACCAGGCCGACGACAGCAGTGGAAACGGTGCGGATGGTGCGCGTGCCCGCGCTGACTTCGATGACGCGGATGCCGTGGTGGTAGGCAGTGGACATAGATTCCTCGATCAGGACGAGCGGAAGCGGAGCGGGATGGTCATGCGCGAGCGCGCATTGGCGGGGGCCACGTCGGTGCGTTCGCCCTCGATGGTCAGTACGAAGCTGCCGGGTGCGTCACCGAGCACCAGGTCGACGCGGGTCAGACGCAGGCGAGGTTCCCAGCGCATCAATGCGGTGGCGGTGGCGCCGTAGAGCAGCGTGCGCGTGGCGCCGTTGAACGGCTGATCGATCAGTTCGGGCAGCAGCGAGCCGAAGTCGCGGCGCTGCTCGCGCGTGCCGATGGGCGTGGTGAGAATGCAGACGATCGATTGGGACAGATGCTGCTCGCCTTCGATCACGCACCCGGTGGTGGCATCGACGCCGATCACTGCGGGCCACCGCTGAGCGCGCTGCCGGCGGTTACGCCGGTAGTCTTGTGGTTCTTGAGGCTGATCCCGCCGCCGAGTACGTCCGTGTCGACCGTAGCCGTGCCGGTGATGCCGGCGTCGCCGTTGATCTGCGTGTTGCCGTTGACGGTCAGCGGACCGTTGAGGGTGATGCCGCCATCGGCGGTGATCGTGGCGGTGCCGCCGCTGGGCAACGTGGCCTGCAGTGCGTGCGCGTCGGTGTCGTACTGCAGCTGCGCGCCATCGGCAAAGCGCAACACGTGCAGCGTGTCAGAGGCGGCAGGTGCTGCGAATTGGTCGGAGTACAAGCCGCGCAGCACCAGGCCGTCGGCCAGGTCGCCGGCCGGTGACAGTACGACCACCTGCTCGCCGATCGCCGGCGCCGACCAGATGATGGTGGTGCCGGCCAGCGTGACCACCCAGGGCAGATAATCGGTCAGCATCTCGCCGACCTGCACGCGGCATCGCGCCGTGGCGAGATTCACCTCGGCGACGGTGCCGAGGCGAATGGCGTTGCTCAGTGCGGAGGATGCGGTGCCCATGCAGCCATGGTCAGCGGCTGCGTTCTGTGGCGCACTCGAATTGATGCGTAGAACGCGGACCTACACGGATCGCGGCCGGTGTATCCCATCAAGCGAAGGCACGCGCCGAACTCTGCGATCCAGTATGCGCTGGACCAAGCGTCAGGCGAAGCCCACTGCTTCAGCGACGAGGGAAATGGCAGTGGTAGAAACATAGCCAGTGGCGTTGTTGCGGATCCGAATCGTCAGCTTGCCTTCTCCATAGCACTCGTTGCCAGACCCTGACAGCGCTGTGGACGTGATGCTGCAACTGTAATCGCCGCTCATCGCAGAGTAGTTCACAGCCGTGTTGGAGGACGACCCATTGCGGTTGCCACGCAGCCAGGACACGGCAAAATCTAGCTGTACAGAATAGTTGCTCGCCGGTTGCCCGTTGGGTAGCCAAGTTCCGGAGATTGGCGAGCCGCCCACCGCTTTTCCAGAGAGGCCAATCGCCCAGGTGCCATTGGCCCGAATCGAGAACGAAACGCTTGCCGTCTGGCTACCGCCTTCGGACGTGAGTGCCTGGCTGCTCGCGTAGTAGCGGACGCCGTTGTTGGAGAGTGAATAGACGGCGCTTCCCTTTCTCGCCCAACGGTTGCTGAGATCCGAACCGGCATTGTCGCGGTAGCCGACGTCCGGCGCTCTGCTGCCAAACGCCAAGGGCGCATACCGGCGGTGCAGATCGTTGCCATCGCTGGAGCGGTAGCCCGATACGTCGCCAATATCGCCTTGCACGTAGAGGTCAAAGACATCGTCGAAGTCGAGTCCTGCACCTGAGCGATAGCCCGTTGCCATGACTAGGCGGCCGCCGGTGGCTGGACCGCAGCTGCCTCGTTGTGGAGGCGGTCATAGACGGCCTTCAGATACACGACCACGCCGGCAGCGCTGACATTGGACAGATCTTGGCCGGTCACAGAATCGGAGAGGCCAGCAGCAAATGTGCGGGTCGCGATGGCATCTGAGGTGGTGGTAAGCGGCTCCCGGCCGTCCAGCATCTTGTTTACAGCACCATCGAGCAGCAGGAACTCCATCCCTTGGAAAACGACGTTTGCCACGCCGGTCAACGGGTCGTAGAAGAAATGGGACTCCACCGCGATGCGCTCAACGTCAACGCCTGGTGCGAGTGTGCGAATTCGAGAATTGGTCATGGGGCAGCCTATGGATCAGTGGATGGGTCGGAGGTCAGCGAGGTCTGCCTGCAGCCGCCGAACGGCGGTGGACAGTTGCTTGATAGCGTTGAATGCGACCGGCAGGAGCTGATCGATGTGAACCGATGGCACCAGTTCACCGGCAAAGCTCACGCCGTGGGCGTCCACTGTTTCGGGCATCAGTTCCAGCAGCTGCTCTGCATCGAAGAACAGGCGCACCCGTCCATCCGGGTTGTACTGTTCTTTGTAGCGCCCCAGCAGCGTGGTGACTTGTTCCACCTCGGCCAAGCCATAAGGCAACGCGCCAATGATGTTTTTGAGTTTGCGAGATGAGCCGAAGTCAAAGCCCCCGACGGCCGATAGTGCGCCGGAGGTGGTCAACCCCAAGCGCTGCTGCAACGCCCCGTTGTTGGTCGCCATGCCAATACGCAGATGACCGTTCTCGCTCCAAAAGCCGATGTTGTAACCACCATCGATCAGCCCAAAACCACCGCCGAAGCTGCCTGAGCTTAGGCACGCAAAGCTGTTGACGCCGTAGCCTGGTTGGCTCACGGTCGAGCGCAGTGATAGGGTGCCTGCCGTGTTCAGTACTGCTTCTGCAGTGGAGTTGAAAGCGCCATTGGGACGAAGACAGATGCTCGCCCCGCCCTCTGCTCCGAGGACAGTGAGGTTACTTTTGCTGATGAAATAGCCCGATGCGGAGCCTAAACTATCTGCTTGCACCGATCCCGCAAAGGAGCCTGCCCCCGAGACTGCGATTTGAGTAGTTTCGAGGTAGAGCGGGTTAGCGCCTGTTCGAATACGGCCCGCGACCCAAGCGTTATTATCCTTATTGACGAAATCTAAGACTGGCGTGCCGTTACCGTAGTCACGCATGAGCACGCGGCCGGCACTTGAGACGATGGCGTCAAACGCGCCCTGTGCGCCGCTGCTGATGTTGATTCCCAGACGCGTGACGGTGAGCTGCCCGGTCATCGTGTCCCCTGACCTGGTCACGTAGTTGGCGTGTGAGTGGTCCGCAGGTGTGAAGGTTTGCGGCTTGTTGCCGACTTGATCCCACGATGGCCACGCAGTCGCTGTGTTAGGGACGCCAGTCAGATTCTCCCACGCGCTGTAGTAGGTGCCGTGCTGCCCGTCGAGCTTGTCGGCATCCAAATTGTTCCCGGCACCTTCGTCCTTCAGGGCTGCGCCCTTAAGTTCGAGTGCGGTGCGCAGCAGCGCAGCGCTTGTCAGCCCGAGTAGTCCTCGAATGAACGCGGATGGAGCGCCGGCGCCCAGGCGAGCGTCCAAGATCTTCTTCAACAGCCATGCGGTAATGACGCGGATCTTGTCATTGCCTGCAGCGGCTTCTTCTTCAGTCGCTAGTTCGACGATCCCGGCCACGTCGGTCGTGGCGGCCGGGTCGGTGAAGTTAGTTGCGCCGAAGGCGATCTGCTTTACGTCGATGTCGACAAAGACCGCATCCAGGGCGAGCAGCAATATGGCGGCAGCAGCCTTGCCGAGTAAAAGCGTCGGCTGACTGTAGACAGCGAACAGCGTGCCGTTGGACAGATACAGGCCGAACCCGTAGCAGTCATACACGGCATCGGACTCATCACGAATGGACACATGAATCGTGTCGTCGGCAGTAACGGCCCCACCCACGGCCGCTACCCGTTTAATTTCACCTGGCAGCGTACTCAATGCGGCAGAAACGGTGAATGGCGCGTTTGTGATGCCAACATGGCTGATCAACACGGGGTTGGTGCCGGTGTTGGGATCATTGACCAGCGCGGCACGGCCGGCATTGGTGACTTGGAGTTTGAGACCGGGCATGTCGGGGTCCAGTTACTGGGCATCCATGAGCAACCGTCGATAGACGGCTGGACGCGCAACGGCGATCACGCCGATGCAGGCTTCTGCTTGGAATCCCTGAGTGAAGGTGAAGTGGGAACGGACAGGCTTGGTGCGCTCGACTTCGGCAATGACTTCATTGACGAAACGCGACGTCGCGGTCTGACCATCGGTGCCGGTCAGCGTGAGCGTGAGCTCGAAGGTGTGCGGCGCGCCTGGCGGCTCGCTCTGCCACCATTCGCGGATGGCCACCGCGCCGCCGAACGACTGGACGACCATGCGGACGCTGTTGGCGGTGCCTTTGCGGCGCTGAATTGCCATGGCGCTGCGCAAGCGCGAGCGTTTGACAGCGTCGCTCCAGTCGGCTTTCCAGTCATCGACCGAAAGCGTCCATGCCAGCCACGGCAAATGGCCGGCCGGGCATGTGTCCGGATTCCACAGGTCTGGATACGGCAACGGAATCGCTTCCAGGCGCTCGGTGACAGCGGCCAGGGCGCGCTCCATCGGCGTGGCATTCGGCGGCAGCGGGGAGTTACTCATCGATGCCGGCGTGCACGATATCGAGCGCGGTGCAGTAGGCGGCCTGCGTGCGGCTGATTCGGATGTCGGTTGCAGGCGCGTCCAGCTCGACGCGCTGCACGCCGTCTGCAAACAGCTTGGCCTTGATCGCTGACTCGGGCACGTCACGACCGATGCGGTGTGCCTCGTCCAGATAGGCCTGTAGGCTTCGCAGCGCCTCGCGCATGACCACCGTCGAATCCGGACCAGCGTAGGTATAGACGCGGCCACGAATGGCATACGGAACGATCTGGGCACTCTGGACCGTGACACTGTCGGTCAGTGGTCGCACGTCGTCGTTGGTGAGGATCGCAGCGACCTCGTCCAGCAGTGCCTGTGGAGCCGTGCCATCCCCCGTGCGCGATTGAACCGTGACCAGCACTTGCCCGGGTGCTGGGCTGGTGGCACTGGCGTCCATGACATCGGCCGCCGCGCTGAGCGCGTGGTAGATGTAGGCGCCCTCGGGGCCAGCAACGCTGAAGCCCTCCGGCGCCAGCTGGATCCGGCGGCGAAAGTCCACGTCAGACTCGTAGTTCGGTGCAATGCCGGTTTCCGGTTGACCCGGATCGAGCACCAAGCGTGCGACACCAAACAACGCGCCTAGATGATCGAGGTTGGTGCCGGTGGCGAAAGCCAGCATAGTCTGCTGCGCCTTGTCGTTGGCGCGCTGGCGGATCAGTAGCTCGCGTGCGGCGAACAGCTGCAGAAGCTTGTAGACCGGATCCGACTCGGTAAGCGCGGAGAACTCCGGAAGCAGCTGGCGAAATTGGGCCAGCGCATCGACGAAGATTGTTTCGAAGTTCAGCGCTTCGATTAGGTCTGGGGCTTGGAGCTTAGATAGATCAACGGCAGTGAATGATGCCATGGCCGTTTCATTGGACGAGGGCATTAAGGCTGACGGTGGGGTTGAGTAGTCTCAACAGACTCACATTGTAGGACCCACTCCTACGGCGACTGTCAGCGGATTGCATTTGGATTGTGGAAGTTGGAGAGTAGAGCTCGCGCCGTTTGGCGATAATTGACAGGGAACGTGTATGGCGAAGAACGAAAAGACATCAGGGCGTGTTGCTTCTAAAGCTTCAAAGACTTTAGCCAACCCTAAAGCGAGCAAGACCGCAAAGTCGATTGCTGGAAGTGCTCTCGCTCAAGCAGGTAAGTCAGGAAAGACATCAAAAAAAGTTGCCAAAAAGGCAGCTTCGGTACTTGGTGATAGTCGCAGCTCTGCTATCGCAAAAGCTATTGCCGCGAGCGTTCTGACACAAGCGCCTGATGGACGTAAGGGGTTGAAATTCAAAATACTCAAGGCGGCCGGGAGAGTTACCGCAGGTTCCGGAACTACGAGCACTGGGCCTCGGAAGAAGGTGCGATGATATGAGTAATCTGAAGGAATATCAGCAGGCATATCGTGATTTATCTGGAAGAGCGAGTGAGCTAGTAAGGCAATTGTCTTTTGCAGGCATAGCATTTGTGTGGGTGTTCAAAAAAGATGGCGCTGGGTTGGATAGCGTCCCAAGCGATCTACATCTGCCAGCTTTGATTTTCGCTATTGCTTTACTGGCTGATTACCTGCAATACGCGGCTGGTGCTGCAATGTGGGGTGGTTATAGTAGATTCAAGGAGCGAAACGGTCAGGTGCCCTCGGATACGTTGATTGCGCCGAGTTATATAAATTGGCCACAAAACTTTTTTTATTACTCAAAGCAAATTTTCGTAATAGTTGCCTATGTCTTTCTCTGCAAGTACTTGCTGACATCAACTAAAATTGACTTCAATTTCTTGATTTTTTAAGGATTAATTCGTAAAGGAGATCGCTTATGTAGTTTTTTTCAGCTTGCGAGTATCCCAAGAGTGCGCGTTTCTCATAGCGTGTTTTCGGTCCTCCTTTACGGACACTTCCAACCAAGCCCTCTTGGTGCACGCGTGCAATCCGCGCCGCGCGGCCCATGAATCCGACGCTGACAGCATTAGGGCTGGCGCTGACCTTGAGGAACTTGGCTTGCCGTAGCTTGGCAAACATTTTGGCGCGTTTGACGCGTCCAGACTTCTGCCGCAACTGCTGCTTGCGCGGTGCGTAAGGCGAGCCATCGGGCGCCTGCTGCCTGCCAATGCGCTGGCTCTGCGATCGCCGCAACTCCATTCCGATCTTGCGGGCCAGCGTGCGGCGTTCGCCCGGCTGCAGGCGGGCCAACAACGGCGCGGCCCAGCTCTCCAGTGCCGTCAGCTCATCCATGTCGGATCGATCACCGGCTCGGGCGCATGGGTCATGTCATAGCCGCCGCCGTCCTTCGCCGTCACCACGACGCGTTCGGTCAGCGGCAACTTGATCGACAGATCCACCGCGTCGTTGGCGAGGATGTCGGCCTCGAAGGCGATCTCGCCGCGTCGCGTGGGATTGGATAGCAGCTCGGACTGATTGACCTGCACCCATTCCAGCAGCGGCAGCATCACGCTGTCGGGGTGGCCAGCGTAGTTGGTCACGATCAGGTTGAGCGTGTACTGGTACTCGAACGAGAGCCCGGGCTGGAACGTGCTGACCAAGCTGCCGGCGTCGATAAATACCAGCAGCCGGTCGGCGTCGCGCGCCAGGTCCGGCAATGCCGCGACCAGATGCGCGCGCAGGCTGGCGGGCTTGATCATGGCGCCGGCTCCGATGCGTGCAGGACGATCCAGTCCTGCAGCGCGCTCAGCTGCGCGGCGGTGGCGTGGCAGCTGGTGTAGTTGTCGGCGACGGTGCCGGCGACGGCAGAGAGCGTAATGCCGGAGGCCGGCGCATCAGGATCTCCGGTGGGCGGCCCGGCAGGGTTGCCCTTGGCGGCGGCGTCGTGCAGCCGCACAAAGCCAGTAGGGATAGTGCAAGCAGCATCGGCTTTCTGGGTGACATAGATCGGGATCTCGCGGGTGATGGTGGCGCCGGTTTCGCGCACGATTTGCACGCGGTCGACGTACTGCGTCACGACGGTGGTGGAGCCTTTGGCGCTGTCGCGTTCCGCCTCGGCCCAACGCTTGGCCTGCAGCGCGGCATCGAGGTTTTTCTGCGCGGCGCTGACGCGCTGCTCCTGCCACACGCAGCCACCGACGAGCACTGCAATCAGCGCCAGCAGGATGATCAGGCGCGTGACCATCAGGGCACGCCCAGGATCTGCAGGGCGCGCTGCGTGCGCGTCACGCGATCGCTGTGGCCTTCGGGCAAGCGCTTGGCACGCACATTGCCCAGATTGATCTTGCGGCCCAGGCCCAGCACGTCGCCCGTATCGGCCAGCCCGTTGAGGCCGTTGTCGTGCCAGTACGCCGCCGCACCCAGGGCACTCGGCTCGACCTGCAGCAGCAGATCCGGCTGATCTTCCACCGGCAGGCCGATCAGCTCACCAATGCGGCGATAGTTGCCCCGGAATTTGTGCTGCATCGGTCCACGGCCCCGGTAGCGGTGCCCGTCGCCACTGGCGGCGTTGCCGTTGCCCAGGCGGTCGGCGTAGACGAAGTTGGCCAGGGCGATCGGGTTACGCAGGAATTTTGGAGCCTGGGCCGGCGTGATGCGTTCGCCGTACACCTCCAGCAACCGAGCGCTGGTGGTGTAGGTCAGGCCTTCTTCCATGCGCGACAGGCTCAGGCTTTCGTGGCCGACCTGGCCGAGCCAGTGCGCGGCGCGGCGCTTGGTGGTGATGCCGAAACGGTTGGCGGCGGCAAGCAGTGGGCTGTGCCACCGCTGGGCGCGTTGCGGCGAGCACTGCATGATCGAGGCGAGCTGGGTATCGGTGAACATCAATCGACCTTCAGGATGCGCGCCACATTGCCCTGGGCGCGGTAGGTGAGCACCGCCAGCACGATCAACGTGCCCAGGTGCCAGAGACTGACCTGCGAGCCTGCGCCGGCCAGCAGGATGTGCAGCGCTTGGCCGCCGGTGCTGGCGATCAGCAACCACGCGCACCAACCGGCGCCACGCCGGTGACGCGCATCGACTGGCCGGTGGTAGGTAAGCAGGCGGACGCAGATGGCCAGCGAGGCCATCAACGTCAGGACGGTGACCAGGCTATGCACTGGGCGGACCTCCACGACGTAGAAAGGAAAAGTCGAACGACTTGCTCTTTTCGATCAGGCCCAGCGTGACGGTGATCGCGCATGCCGCGCTGGCGAAGGCGGCCACGCCGCTGGACTTGATTGGCAACCAGCGCAGGATCTCCGGCGCCAGCTGGTAGCCGGCGATCACGCTCACTGGGAAATAGATCAGCCGTGCCAGCAGCGGTTGCTTGGCAGCGGACACCACGAACAGCGCGCCGCCGGCAAACGCACCGATCAGTGCATCGCCGTCGATGCCAGGCAGCACGGAAGCAAGGCCCACACCGGTGGCGATCAAGAAGCCGCTCGATACGGAGGTGGGTTCGGTCATCAGATCAGTCCCATAGCTGCACAAGCGGCGTCATTGCCGGTGTGGTGGTGGTTACCTCGGGCAACTCCACCGGCGTGCCATGCGGCAGCACGGCGCCCAGTTCGGCCAGGCCGGGATTGAGGAGATAGGTGCGCTCGACCAGGCCGGTCGTGCTGCCCAGGTGGCGCCAGCACAGCAGGTCGACGGTGTCGCCTTGCATGGCGTGCACGCGCATCAGATGAGCTCCACCGTGCTGCGCGGCAGGTTCTGCAGATCGCGCACGGCCCAGCGTTGGTCGCGGCGCAGCTCGGAGATGCTGGGTGACAAGTCATCGGCGCGCTGGTTGGCGCTGTCGGTCGCGTCGAAGCTGCGGTAACGCTCAGCCACCTCGACGGCGGTGGCACACGCAACGGCGCGCAAATACAGCTGCACGCGGCGCGAGACGCCGTCGACGGTGGTGCTGGGTACATCGGCCAACGCAGCCCAGCCAGCGGCCTGCTGCGTCTGCGCCCAGGTCTGGAGCTCATCGTTGACCGCCAACATGGCGGCGACGATGGCCTGGCGCAGGCGCGCATCGGTGATGGTGCCATCCAGGCGCATGCTTGCCCGCACACTCGCCGGTGCGATCGCCGGCCAGAACGGTGCGTTGGCGATCGCATCGGGCGTGGCGCTGGTGGTACCGGTAGCAGTGAATCCGCTCATGGATGGCTCGGAAGAGATCGCCGGTGGTCGGGGCGTCACCGCAGCGATGACGTGCTGTGGATCAGCCCCGAGCCGGCGAGGGTTGCGGGGACGCTCGGTTACGCGCTGGTGCCCGCAGGCTCAGCGCTGAACTTCTTCAGGAGGCGCTCGGCGCGCTCCAGATCCTTCTTGCCGCCGCAGCTGCCGTGCAGTGCGATGGCGCGCTGCAGGTCGGCCACAGCGGCAGCGGCGATCGGCTGCGCCTGGTCTGCGGGCGTCTCGTCGGTGATGCCAGCCAGCGATGCGCGTGCCAGCGCCAGGTGCAGCTTGGCGCGCACCTCGTCGGGCATGTCCTGCTCGGCGGTCAGCGTGGCTGTGTCGGCAAGGACGGCCGCATCGAACGCCTGGCCGGTCTTCTGCGCTGACAACGCCGCCTCGGCGACTTCCTCGGCCAGCACGCAGCCGACCGTGCGGGAGAAGCGGTCGGGCATCTGCAAACCATGCTTGAGTACATAGGCGCCCAGCTCCAGCGCGCCGGCATAGTCGCCGGCATCAATGCGCCAGACCATGCACGTCATGACGATCTCGTCCTGCGCACCCTGGCCGCCGGCCAGCACGCCGGCCAGATACGGCACGTAGGTCGGCAGCAGCTGCATCTTGAGCGCGGCTTTGCCCTGGGTGGACTGGATCTGCTTCAAACGCAGGCGATCGCTCTGCAGCTGCGCCATGTGTTGCTCGTAGGCGGTGGCACCGGCCATCAGCTGGTGCGGGGCGCGCTGGGCGGCTTCCAGCTCGGCCAGCACGCGGCTGTGGTGTCGCTTGGCGGGACTATCGGCCATGGCTTAGGCCTCGATCTCGATGTGCTCGACCACGCAGCCCAGGCCGTAGTCCTCGACCACGTAGGCATCGTTGGAGGACTCGTAGTTCTCGATGCGATCACGTGCGGGCACTTCCTGGATGTAGCGACGACGGCCGCCGGTCTGGTAGTAGATCGACAGGTTTGCCAGCGAGGTGACCATCAAGGCGCCGTCCGGCAAGTACGGCACCTCGGCCACCTGCAGGCCGCCGACGCGGCGCTGGCTCAAGATCAGATCAGTGGCAATCTTCTCGCTGGCCGCCTGGTCCTTGTTGACCATCGGGAAATACTTGTCATGCATCAGGTCGCGGCCGAGCACTACCACGAGGCTCGGATCCTTGCGATGCCACGGGTCGAGTAGGTTGCTCACGACGTCGTACACCAGCGCGTCGAGGTTGCGGTAATCGGTAGCGTCCTTATCGGCGCCGATGAGCACCTTGCCTGCCGTCTTGCCGCTTGCCAGCACGCGCTGGGCGGCATTGCTGCGGTACTGCTGCAGCCAACCGATGTTGACGTCTTGCAGCAGCGGGAACGCAGCGCGGTCGGTGTCGGCAGCGGCATGCGTGCCGTTAAAGCCGATCTGCAAACGGTCCAGTGCCTGACGCTTGACGATGGCGTCGCGCAGGCGCGCCTGGAAGTCCGGGAACTTGGCCCAGGTATCGAGCAGCGCATACGGGATCGCGGTGTCGAAGTCGGTCTTCTTGGCGACGTACTCGTTCTTGTCGAGTGCGGCGACGTTGCGCGGGGTGCGGGTCTTACCGGCGCCGGTGTCGGTGCGGCTGGCAATGCTGCCGGTGACGCCGATGCCCACTTTCTGACCGGACAGTTCGTCCACCGGGACGATGTTGATCTTGGACAGGAACTCGCTGGATTCCTGCATGCGCGTTTCCAATTTCTGCTGCACGGTCGGATCGACAGCGAACGAGTGGAAGGCGGAGGTGATGCCGTTGAGCTTGGCGATCTGCTCGGCGAATTGGTTGAACTGCAGACGGGTGGCGTTTTGCATGGTGGCTCCGAAGAGTGTGGCGCTGCGGCGTGTGTGGTGTGGGATCAGCAGTCGGTCAGTACGGCCGCGCCGCCGCCGGTGACCACCGGGCGTGCGGGCTGAGCCGGATCGGCCTGCTGTGAGAGCGAGGCGCGCAGCTGCGCCAGATCGTTTGCCAGCTGTTCGTGCTGGGACTTCTGCTCGGCGTGCTCTGCCTGCAGGCGGTTAAAGCGTTCGTCCTGGCCGCGCACGTGCTCGGCGATCTGTTCGATGCCTTCGCCTAGGTCTGCGAACTGCTCGGCGGTGATGGCGGTGGCGTCTTCGCTCTTGAGCGCGGTGCGGATCCGGCTCAACAGACTGGCGACCGGCCCTTCGCTGACTTCGCTGAATTCCAGCGCGGTCTCCTCGGCGACGGTGAACAGGTTGCCCGGTGATTGCTTGCGATCGGCCAGCGGATTGGCGTCGGGGTTCTGGCTGGCGAAGCTGAGCATGGAAGTGCCCAGGCTGGCCGGGGAATCGGTGACCGCCAGGCCGACCAGGTACGCCTTGCCGGTGTTTGCGAACTTCTCTTGCACCTCGATGCTGGTGTAGAGCTTCTGCTTGGACTTGTTGATGGTGATCAGATCGGCAGTCGGCTCGATCTGTGCGAATAGCGCCAGGCGCTTGCTGCCGTCGATCTCGACCTCTTCGGCTTTGACGGCGGTGACATCGCCATACGCACGGAACGGCGAGTCCGGCAGCAGGCTGCGCATGTGTTCGATCCAGATGCGCGCACCGTAGGTTTCGCGGTTGTAGGTGGCGGCCATGTCGTCGATCCAGCTGCGCTGGATCGTGCGGCCATCGGTGGTGGCGCCTTCGACGGCCACGCGAAACCAGTTGGAACGGAACTTCTTGGTCTTGCCCGACATGGGTGCCCTCTGCGCTAGATGCGTTTGCGATGACCCATGGTCAAATGCGACGCATAGCGCAGCAACGAAAACACCATGTAAACAAGGTGGTTACGCGTTGCTCAACTGTCGGGAATAAAGGGTGTGCCGCACCCTGGTCGGCATGCAAAGCGTTGCCACCCAGCTCCCGATGGACACCCGCAGACAGGCCAAGTTCCTGTACTGGATGGGATGGCGCGTGACCGAAATTGCGCAGGCCATTGGCGAGAACGAGAAGACTGTACACAGCTGGAAGTCGCGTGACGAGTGGGATCGCGCAGATAACGTTGAGCGCATCGGTGGTGCACTGGAAGCGCGCCTGGTCGTGCTGATCATGAAGCCGGAAAAATCCGGCGGCGACTTCAAGGAAATTGATCTGCTGCATCGGCAGTTGGAGCGCCAGGCGCGCATCCAGCGCTACCAGGGCGGCGGCAACGAGGCCGATCTGAACCCGGCTGTTGCCAATCGCAACGCCGCGCCGAAGAAGAAGCCCAAGCGCAACGAGTTCACTGAGGAACAGATCGAGCAGCTGACCACGGCGTTTGTCGACGGTTGCTTCGACTATCAGCGCGATTGGTATCGTGCCGGCAACGAGCGTACCCGCATCATCCTCAAGTCGCGTCAGATCGGGGCAACGTTTTACTTCGCCCGCGAGGCGCTGATCGATGCGCTCACCACCGGGCGCAATCAGATCTTCCTCAGTGCGTCCAAGGCACAGGCGCATCTGTTCCGTGGCTACATGCAGCAGTTCGTGCGCGAGACGATCGACGAGACGCTCTCCGGCGGCGACAGCATCGTGTTTCCCAACGGCGCCGAGCTGTTCTTCCTCGGCACCAATGCACGCACCGCGCAGGGCTACCACGGCAATTTCTACTTCGACGAGTTCTTCTGGACCTATGGGTTCAACGAATTGAACAAGGTCGCCAGCGGCATGGCGATGCACAAGAAGTGGCGCAAGACTTACTTCAGCACGCCATCGAGCATGGCGCATGAGGCCTACACGTTCTGGACCGGCGAGCGCCGCAACAAGGGCAAGCCGGCTGCGCAGCGGATCCAGATCGATGTGTCGCACGATGCGCTAGCCGGTGGTCGCCGCTGCCAGGATCGGGCGTGGCGGCAGATCGTCAATATCCTCGACGCGCAGCGCCGTGGCTGCGACCTGTTCGATATCGAGGAACTGCGCGAGGAATACAGCCCGGACGCCTTCGCGAACCTGTTGATGTGCGAGTTCGTCGACGACGGCGCCAGCATCTTTCCGCTGGCGATGCTGCAGCCGTGCATGGTCGACAGCTGGGTGGAGTGGGGCGACGACTACAAACCATTTGCCCTGCGTCCCTTCGGCGATCGCGCTGTGTGGATCGGCTACGACCCGGCTGACACCGGCGACACCGCCGGCCTTGTGGTGCTGGCTCCACCGTCCATCCCCGGCGGCAAGTTCCGCATCCTAGAACGGCATCAGTTCCGTGGCATGGACTTCGCGGCACAGGCCAAATTTATTCATGGCGCCACGCAACGGTACTGGGTGACCTATATCGGCATCGACACCACCGGCATGGGTAGCGGTGTGGCACAGCTGGTGAAGCAGTTTTTCCCGAATCTGGTCACCTTCAGCTACTCGCCCGAGGTCAAAACGCGCTTGGTACTCAAGGCATTCGACGTGATCCACAACGGCCGCCTGGAGTTCGACGCCGGTTGGATCGACATGGCGCAATCGTTGATGGCCATCCGCAAGACCATGACGGCCAGCGGCCGCCAGTCCACCTTTACCGCTGGCCGCTCGGAAGAGACCGGCCACGCGGACCTGGCGTGGGCACTGTTTCACGCGCTGCAGAACGAACCGCTGGAAGGGCGCACCGCGCGCAACTCCGGCTTCATGGAGATCTCTTGATGTTGACCGACCAGCTGCCCGCCGCCGTGCCCGCCGTGCCCGCGCGTGCCGAGGCCTTTACCTTTGGCGACCCGACACCGGTGCTCGATGGGCGCGGCGTGCTGGACTATCTGGAGTGCTGGCAGAACGGGCGCTGGTATGAGCCGCCGGTGGCGCTGGATGGCCTATCCAAGACCACCCGCAGCAATCCGTTCCTGCAGTCCGGGTTGATCTTCAAGCGCAACATGCTGGCGCGAACCTTCAAGCCGCATCGGCTGCTGACCCGCGAGGCCTTCGAGCAGCTGTCGCTGGACTGGATCACGCTGGGCAATGGCTACCTCGAGCGCCGTCGCAACCGTATGGGTGGCTCGCTGTCGCTGGCCGCGCCGCTGTCCAAGTACATGCGGCGCGGCATCACCGAGGGTGAGTATTTCCAGGTTCGCACCTGGCACGACGAGCACGTGTTCGAGCCAGGCAGCGTGTTCCAGCTGCGCGAAGCCGATGTCGATCAGGAGCTCTACGGCCTGCCCGAATGGATGCCGGCAATGCAGTCCGCGCTGCTCAATGAGTCGGCCACTTTGTTCCGGCGCAAGTACTACAACAACGGCTCGCATGCCGGTTTCATCCTGTACCTGACCGACCCGCAACAGAGCCAGGAAGACGTCGATGCGCTGCGCGCCGCCATGAAGGGCGCTAAGGGGCCGGGCAACTTCCGCAACCTGTTCCTGTACTCGCCAGGCGGCAACAAGGACGGCCTGAAGCTGATCCCGGTCAGCGAGGTGGCAGCCAAGGACGAGTTCAGCGGCATCAAGGGCATTACGCGCGACGACATGCTGGCCGCGCTGCGGATCCCGCCGCAACTCATGGGCATCGTGCCGCAGAACGCCGGTGGATTCGGGTCCATCCGCGAGGCCGCTGCCGTGTGGGCCGCCAACGAGCTCGAACCCCTGCAGGCGCGCATGTTGAAGATCAACGACTGGGTGGGCGATGAGGTGATCGCCTTCGCCCCATACGCGCCGCCAGCGACCGCGTAACCCTTTCCCATCGCAAGACCACGCAATGCTCAAGAATCTCCGTTGTGGCGAATGCGCCCGCCTGCTGTGTAAGGCTGGCGCCTTCGATGAAATCCAGATCAAGTGCCCGCGCTGCGGCACGCTCAATCACCTGAAGGCCGAGAGCCTCACATCCGATCGCCGCGAGCGAATCCAAGAAGGCTCTCACCATGAAAAACCAGCTGCTCCAGGGCGACGCCCTGACCATCCTGCCCACGCTCGAAGCGAATTCGTTCGACGCGCTGATCACTGACCCGCCGTATGCGAGCGGCGGCCTCACCGCCGCTGCCCGTGCGCGGCCGCCCTCGACCAAGTACTGCCGGGATGGAGGGCACGCCGACTTCGTTGGCGACGAGCGCGACCAACGCTCGCACCTGAAGTGGATGCACCTGTGGTTGTCCGAGTGCGCTCGCGTGCTCAGGGACGGCGCGCCGGTGCTGCTGTTTACTGACTGGCGGCAGCTGCCATTGACCACCGACGCCCTGCAGATCGCGGGCTTCACTTGGCGCGGTATCACCGTGTGGGACAAGACCGAAGGCGTGCGTCCGCAACTTGGCCGCTTCCGCAACCAGGCCGAATACATCGTCTGGGGTAGCAAGGGCAACATGCCGCTGGACCGCCGCGCGCCAGTACTCCCTGGTGTCATCCGTGAGCCTGTGCGCAAGGCTGACAAGCATCACCTGACCGGCAAGCCCACTGAATTGATGCGGCAGCTGGTGCGGATATGCGAGTCAGGCGGGCGGGTGCTCGATCCGTTTGCAGGGAGCGGGACAACCTTGGTTGCGGCGGAACTTGAGGGTTATTGCTGGACTGGGGTGGAAAAAACCGAGCACTATGCAACAGTTGCCAGTGGCCGAATCTCCGGAATTTAAAATAGACTTGGCCGTCTTCTTGGACGGCTAAGCTTTACTCGAAGAGCAATGGCTGTCGGAATTCTAAGCGCCTGTGGTGCATAGGAACTCATTAATGCTTAGCTATTATTTTAAAGCTGCCTCACTGCTCGTTTATTAGGCTTGGCCTGCAGAGTAGTTTACTTTAACTATCAGCGTCGGCGGCACATACTGATAGAAGCCGGCGCTGTGGGTGCGAATCCATATTGTGCATAAAGCAGGTGGCTAGAGCCTCTGGCGAGTAGGCTGACTTCTGCGGTTGGCAACAGATTGTGCTCCATCCAATGGTTTAGCCGCCGCATTACCTCTTTGCCCATGCCTTGCCGCTGCAGTCTTGGATGTACGGCGATATCACATAGCTGAAGGTGACAACCACTATCGCCAATGATCCGCCCCATGGCGACAAGTTCGCCGCACTGATAGCCGGACACGCCAAAGACTGTATTTGGTAGCGATGCCTCGGCCGTCTGTTTTGCTTTTGGACTCATCCCCGCAAGCAGCCTCAATTGGCAATAGTCATCGGCCATGGGAGGAGCGTTGTTATAACGCACCGGGATTGAATCACGCATGGGACACCTCAAATTGCGCTCGTAGACTGGGGGAAATTATGCGGCGCCGACGAGACGTCCGTGAACTATGAAATCTTGATTGATTCGCAAATAAAATCTCTGCTTCGCTTTTAGCGCTTTGGTTTTTTATGGCTGTACACGGATTCTTGGGCCGCGCAGTGGCGTAGGCGAAAATACGCGTTGAATTAGGTAGCAACAATTGTTCAAATCGGATTTATTGTTTATCACGCATGATTCCCTTGGTTGTACATAAACTAGGAAAAAATGCTAGTAGGTGAATAGACGTGTTTGTACATAAATCGAATCTTAAGCACGTACGGCTCGCATCGTGAGCGCTCAGCGCTGAGGTGCGTATAAGCAGAATTCACACACTGCGCTAGCGCGCAGTCGAAACGGGGGGAACGGCTCAGGTGGTGCAATGCCCGGCGGCGGCAGCTGTCGCTAACCCCCGATGCGCTGCAGAGCGCTGGCTTCACTGGCGCGGCATCACCGACTGGGACAAGACCGAAGGAGTGCGGCCGCAACTGGGCCGCTTCCGCAACCAGGCCGAATACATCGTCTGGGGCAGCAAGGGAAATATGCCGCTGGACCGCCGCACGCCGGTGCTGCCTGGTGTCATCCGTGAGCCTGTGCGCAAGGCTGACAAGCATCACCTGACCGGGAAGCCGACAGAGTTGATGCGGCAGCTGGTGCGAATCTGTGAGTCAGGCGGACGCGTGCTATACCCATTTGCCGGAAGTGAAACGACTCTGGTGGCCGCGCAGGTGGAGGGCTACAGCTTTACAGGTGTGGAGGTGACTTCACATTACTCTGATGTTGCAAGGGTGCGGCTCGATAACTGATAGGCCGGCGTTTGCTGTTCAACTACATAGCAAAGCGCCACACGGAGGCGGCGCTTTGCTAAGTGAAGAGCTAAACCGGGTACCACACGGAATGCTGATGACAGAGGCCAGCAACCTGAGCGCCGACCCGTTCGCCTTCATCCAGAGTGGACCGCAGCGGTACGCCTCACCCGTCGGTCGGCGCCAGTTCCCACCCAGCGTTCTCACCGCCGGAGGAAAGAGGATTGTCTTCGCCGGCAGCGGTTGGCAGGTCGGCCGGAGCGAGGGAGTAGCTATACAGTTCGTGCAGCACCTGTTGCATCGGCGTGTAATAGACGATAGATCTGCCGTTAGGCTCGCCGGAGGAGATGAATCGCCCCTGGTTTTCTAGACACCTTTGAGCCTCAAACCTGAGGCCCAATAGGAGGTGCCATGAGCAAGCAGAGATACCCCGAAGAATTCAAGATCGAAGCGGTCAAACAGATCACCGAACGAGGCCACAAGGTGGCCGATGTGTCGGCTAGGCTTGGCGTCAGCCAGCACAGCCTGTATCAATGGATCAAGGCCAAGCAAACGTCGCCTCACCAGCGCCAAGCGCAGGGCTCGCAAGCCGACGAGATGCGCCGCCTGAAGGCTGAGCTCAAGCGTGTGACCGAGGAGCGCGACATCCTAAAAAAGGCCGCAGCGTACTTTGCCAAGCAGTCCGGGTGA